ATGCTGATGTTCTAAGTGATAATTCTAGATTTATACAGTTTAAAAATATAAGATTATCTGACTTTATTAACTGTAACACAAATGATGTATTGGTAGTTGATAATATTGAAAACCAGTTTTCTAATTCTCAAGGAACTTTTAATGAATTTCTGAATATATTTGATTTCTCCAATTCCATTTCAAATGAATTATTTAATGATTTTTTAATAGTTGTAAAAAATCCATCAATCACAAACTTTGATAAAGTACAATTATCAAATTTACTTATATTGAGTAATGGATCTAAAAATATTTTAGTTGAGAAATCTGATTTAATTAATTCAGGGATTGGATTTACAAATTATGAGAGTAATAATTTTGTTGACTTTAAATTAGTTGATAATAATTTAAGATTTGCACCAAATGTAGATTTAGATTTAACTAATGAAAGAGATTATGATTTAAAAATATTTTCATCTGAATTTAATACAAACTCAGTTGGAGTTGGGACAAGTTCTATCGGACCAATAGATTTAAGTTCTCGTATTCAAACATGTACGACGGGTATAACCACCAATATCATTACTGTGTCTACAGATAAATTTGAGTCTTTATATGCTACATTACACATAATTGATGATAGTACCAAGGAAATGAATTTAGTTGAAAGTTTTATATCTCATTCAAATACAGATACTTTTCTTTCAGAGGCATATTTTAACACTGACAATAATGATTTATCTCTTAATAAATTAGGAATTATTACTTCTAGTATATCAGGTGATAATTTAATATTAAGTCTTGAAAATAATGGATCAAATACATTAAAAATAAAATCTAGAATTATAGGTATAGGAACAACTGGAGTCTCTGATGGATCTTATAGATTTAAAACATCAGGTCAATTAGATGGTGCTGAAAGAACATCACTTTATTCGGGAGTATCTACAAGTAACATAGGAATATCTACACTAGTTAACTTAAATTCACTTTTATTTAATGCGGTTAAATCAATTGTTGAAGTTAGTATCGGATCTTCAAGAGCTATTCATGAAGTATTGTCTCTTCATGATGGTACAAATGCTTACGCACAACAATCTGGATCTTTGTCAGTCACAAAAGATAGTATTACTGAGTATGATCCATCTTCAGGACTAGGAACTTTTGGAGCAAATCTTTCTGGATCTAATTTTATTTTAAATTTCCACCCTGATGATTCTTCAGGTATATCAACAGTGGTCTCTTTAAATCATTGCTTTTATACCATAACTGACACAGAAAACACTCCAGAAAATTTAACTTATGGTGTAATTACTGAAAATAATTCAACTCAATTATATAATTCATTATTTGGAAATAGAATCAATAAAACACAATTTACTCTTAAAAATAATTCAATACCAATTTTTGGAAAAGTGTTTAATCCATCAGATACAACAGGTAAATTTATATCATCAACTGGTCAATTTAACATAGATAATCATTTCTTTAGGGAAAATGAACAATTGGTGTATAAGCCTAAATCTACATTTGTTGGTGTTGGTTCCACACCCATGGAATTTAAAAATGGTTCTATAGTTGATCAATTACCTGCAACAGTTTTTGCAAAAAACGTAACTGATACTTCATTCTTTATATCAACCACAAGGGCAGGAACTGCTGTTACATTTATAAGTTTAGGTGAAGGTAATGCTCATGAATTAAGCATGGCAAAGGCAAATGAAAAAACTTTAATAACAGTTGATGATGTAGCACAGTATCCATTAATAAGGGCTGATGTAACACATACCTTAGATAGTAATAATGGACAAATTGGATTAACAACAACAATCTTACATTTAAGTGGAATATCTACAGTTTCATCAGAAGATGTTTTAAAAGTAAATGATGAGTTTATGAAGGTAGTAAACGTTGGATTTGCAAATGAATATGGTGGTGTCGTTGGTTCTTCAGGAACATTTAATACAGTTGAAGTGGAAAGATCTTTTGTAGGAACCTCTGCTACAACGCATTCAAATGGAGATGCAGTCAATGTATTCAGAGGATCATATAATATTTCAGGTAAAGATATTTTCTTTACTCAAGCACCTAGAGGACAGGCTGGAAATCTTAAAACTGAAAATGATTTAAATTTTGTAACTTCTAATTTTACTGGAAGAGTGTACTTGAGAAATGATTATAGTTCAAATGTTATTTACGATGATATATCAAATCAGTTCACAGGAATTAATTCTACATTTACGATAAAAGTTGGTGGTGCTAATACAATTGGTATCGGAACCACTGGTGGTAGTGGTATTATGTTTGTTAATGGAATATTCCAATCACCATCAACAGAATTTAATCCTAACAAAAACTTCAAGATTATTGAAAGTGGTAGTGGTGCTACTGGTGTTTCGAGTGTTATATTTACAGGAATTACTTCATCCGATGGATCTATATTTGTATCAAATAATATCAATACAAATGAACTACCTAGAGGTGGAGTTCCCATTTCGATTGGAAACACAGTTAATGGATTAGGATATGCTCCTCTTGTGGGTGCAAAAGTCAAAGTACTTACTGGTGCAGGTGGGACAGTATCAAGTATTGTTGGAGTTGCTTACAGTGGATCTGATTTGGGTATTCAAACTGCAGCATACAATAATATAACTGGAATCATAACATTTACAACTGTTAATGAGCATCAATTTAGAGATTCAAATGATTTTGTCTTGATTGATAACATGAACTTTACACCACCTTTGACATTGCGTCCAAATGAATATGAAGTAGTTTCAGTCGCCGCAACAAATGTTTTTGGTGTAAGTGTTGGGTCAAGCACAGTATCTCATGTGTATCAAGGTTCTGGTAACTTATATCCATTCTTCCCCAATTTAACTTTTGGATCAGGATATAACGGTCTCTCACCAATTGGAGTTGCAGTAACTGACTTGGGATACGAACATCGTTTTGTGTCTGCAAATACAAATGCGATTTCTGGTAGTTTAACACCTACAAACGCAGTTTACAATCCTGTAACGGGAGAATTGCAATTGACAATTCCGAATCATGGAAAAAATACAAGTGAAACTATAACAATTGCAGATCGCAGTATATTCTTCACATGTTCAAGAGATGATTTTAGAACTGTTCATCCTTATCCAAGACCAACAGATCCAGCATCAACAAATACATCAGAATTAAATAATGGTGTTTTATCAATTGGAAGCACTACTATTAATACACTTACTGTAAATGTTGGAACCAATGTTGGTTCTGGTGCACAGGTAACTGCCACTGCAGGTGTTGGGGGAACAGCAATATTCTCAGTCGTAGGAATTGGAACAAGTTATAAAGATCCTCAGATATTTGTTTCTGAACCATCATATTCTAACCTATCAGTTAGAGGAGTATCACGACTTGGAATTGGTCCAACAACTGAAACAGGAACTGGTTTAAAGGTAAATGCGATTGTTAAACCTGTAACAGGAATTGGATCAACTTTATTTGAAGTATCAGGATATGAAATAGTAAATAGGGGATTTGGATATAAAAAAGGTGATGTTGTAGAGGCTGTTGGATTAGTTACTGCAAAAGAAATGGGTAATCTTGATCAAAGATCAACACTTACTATCGATCAGGTATATAATGATTCATTCGCACTATGGCAGTTTGGTGATTTTGATTATATTGACTCAATTAAAACACAACAAGATGGTAGTCAAAAGGATTTTCAATTAGAATTAAACAATCAATTAATTAGTGTTGAAGTTGGCGACAACTTAAATGAGAATGTTGATATTGAAAATATATTCTTAGTTATTGTAAATGGTGTAATCCAAGAACCGAAAATATCATACAATATTTTTGGGGGAACAATTATTAGTTTTGTAGAACCACCAATACCCGAAGATGATATTACAATACTATTTTATAGAGGAACCGCTGAAGAAGATTCGGAGGTTAATCTCAAACAAAAATTAATCATAGAAGAGGGTGATAAGGTTCAAATAACACAAGGTTCAGGAGTCGTAGAACAGAGTGAAAGAACAGTATTTAGTTTGGAGACTTCTAAAAAATTAGAGACTAATGCATATCTAGGTAATGGAATTAGTGAAAGTGTTGATAGACCTCTTAGTTTGATAAAACAAAAAGAAGATAGGATTATTAATAAATCATTAGTATCAAAGAAAAGATCAAGCATTGAACCAAGAATTACACCAACGGCAAAAATTATTAGTGATGTTAAAACAACTGGTATATTTTATGTCGATGATGCAACATTGTTTGAATATGAAACTAAGGATGAGAATCCAAATGACAACCTAATTGATCTATCAATTAATTCAAGGGATCAAATTGATTTCGTAAATGCATCAGCAACTGCAAACATAGGTATTGGAACAACTGTTTTATCAATTTCAATTGGAATTGCTGGAACAGGATACGATTCTGCACCAACTGTTAAACTATCAGCACCACCATTAATTGGTGTTGGTGTAGGAACAACGGCAACAGCAGAGACAACTATCGGTGTTGGTGGAACTGTCACTGGAATAAATATCACGAATCCTGGTCTAGGATATACTATCGCACCGAAAGTTTTAATATCAAGTCCTATAGATTACTCTACTACTCATGAAAATATTACATCAGCAGTAATAAAAAATGCTTTTGGTGTGGTAACTGGAATTGGAACAACCACACTTGATGGTAAATTAGCAATTAAATTCGTTCTTGAAAAAGATGATAAACCATCTTTTACTCCAGTATTTCCTGGTGCAACGGATAATAGACCAGTTTATATTTCTGATACTCGTATTGGAACAGGAGTCACATCACTTTCGATAAGTGGAAATGATAATGATGTATATGCTATTGGTGAATCTTTCCTAGATAACATATATGCACAAGCATCTTTCACTAGTACTGATAATGTTGGGGTACTTACATGCTTCATAAAATCTGATACTGATACCACAGGTCTTACATCAACAGGATCTAAGAGTCAACCAGTTGGTAAATTCTCTGTTAGTCGTGTAATGAATCTTACTCGTGGATCAAATCCAATTGCAATTGGAATCACTGGACGAACTGTTGGATCAACCACTGGTTTGAGCACATTCCCAACATTAAAGAGAGCTGGTGGACAACTTACTTTTGAACAAAGTGGTGCACTTAGACCAGAAAATTGATTAACTTATAAAATGTTGTATAAATATCTAAAAAACTATTAATATGCCCGCCGTAGTAACAGATCAGTTTAGAATAACGAATGCAAGTAATTTTATAGATTCTGTATTAGACTCTAATAATTCTTATTATGTATTTTTAGGATTACCTAATCCAGCAGTTGATGGTTTTGGTAGAACAACAACATGGAATTCTGCTAATGGAACACCAAATCCAGTAGATAATTTACAATATCTTACTCATTATAGAGATACATCATTATTTGGAAAAAAAATAAATTCTTCAAATATTCGCAGAGTAGTAAAAAAACATACATGGTCTGCAAATACAAGATATGATATGTATCGTCATGATTATGAGGCATTAAGTAATCCTGCACCTAATTCTCAAAGTGGGAGTTTATATAAAACAAATTATTATGTGATCACATCTGAATTTAAGGTTTATATTTGTTTAGATAATGGTAGTAGTAGCACTAATCTAAAAGGAAATGAGTCATTAGATGAGCCTACTTTTACAGATTTGGAACCTGCATCTGCAGGAACACAAAATGATGGATATATTTGGAAATATCTATTCACAGTATCTCCAAGTGATGTAATTAAATTTGATTCAACTGAATACATAGTTTTACCAAGTGATTGGTCAACTACAACTGACGCTCAAATACAGGCAGTCAGAGAGGCAGGAGACTCAGATATAAACAAGAATCAATTAAAAAAAGTTTATATCGCAGAGGGTGGAGTGGGATATAATGGTAATCTTTCTGATAGTAAAATTTGTAATATTCTTGGTGATGGAAGTGGTGCAAAAGCACTAGTGACTGCTACTAATGGTGTTATCACTGATGTAATTGTTACTGCTGGTGGATCTGGATATACTTTTGGAATGGTAGATTTGACAGATTTTGGTACTCCATCAACTCGTGCAAATTTAATACCAATCATACCTCCATCAAGAGGGCATGGATTTGATCTTTACACTGAACTTGGTGCAGACAAAGTTTTAGTTTATTCACGTTTTGATGATTCAACAAAGGATTTTCCAACAGATACCCATTTCGGTCAGGTAGGAATAATTAAAAATCCATTACAATTCAGCACGGCAGCAGGTATTTTAACTACATCTCAATTTTCATCATTATCATCAATTAAGTTAAATTCCAGTATACCTGCACCTAACACATCAGGTGGTTATGATGATTTAATTGGAGTTGGTATAGCACAAAGCGTGACTGGTGGAACTGCAAGAGGTATTGTAGCCTCTTATGATCAGGATACTTTTGTTTTAAAATATATTCAAGATCGAAGTTCAAATTTAAATCAGACCACTAATGATACAACTGATTATCAGGGTGTTGATCAACGAGCTAAAGTTTTATCTTTTGAATCAACTGATCAAGAAATAAGTGGGAGTGGAAATGGAATTACGTTTGATAGTACAGTAGATAAAAATTTCACTGGCATCACCACCACTGTCGGCAACAAACAAATTAATTTGGGAGTTGAGTTCACAGGAGGTCTAGCTAATCCTGAAATAAATAAAAAGACTGGGGATGTCATTTACATTGACAATCGCGAAGAAGTCGAAAGAAACAGTAGACAAAAAGAAGACGTTAAAATCATTCTAGAATTCTAAGAAAATGTCACAAAAAATTAATTTAAATGCAAGTCCATATTATGATGATTTTGATAATCAGAAAAATTTTCATAGGGTTCTTTACAAACCTGGTTTTCCAGTACAGGCAAGGGAGTTAACACAGCAACAATCAATATTACAAGATCAAATCGAAAAGTTTGGTGATCATGTCTTTAAAGAGGGTTCGGTTGTAATACCTGGAGGAGTTGGGTATGATACTCAATATAATGCAGTAAAATTAAATAATACTAATTTTAATGTTGACATATCAATTTATATTAATAATTTTATAGGTAAAAGAATAGTTGGAAGTGAATCTGGAATTGAAGCTGTTGTAAAATTTATTGCTCTTCCAGATGGTGGTGATGTAGAAAATATAACTTTGTATGTAACGTATCTAAGTTCTGATATTAATTCACAATTTAATTCATTTACAGATGGTGAGACTTTGAGTGCAACTGAGAACGTCATATATGGTAATACCACGATTTCTGCTAACACTCCATTTGCATCATTAATTTCCGAAGATGCAACTGCTGTTGGATCTGCTGCATTTATCTCACAGGGAGTTTATTATGTAAGAGGATTTTTTGTAAATGTTTCCGATCAGACGATAATATTAGATAATTACTCAAACACTCCTTCATACCGTGTTGGATTGCAAGTTAGAGAAATTATTGTAAATGCCAAAGAAGATGAAAGTTTATATGATAATGCAAAAGGATTTACTAATTTTGCAGCACCAGGTGCAGATAGATTAAATATTGAGTTAATATTAACTAAAAAATTATTAACAGATAAAAATGATACTGATTTTATTGAGTTACTAAGACTTGATGAGGGATTATTAAAAATAATACAATCAAAGAGTGAGTATAACAAAATTCGTGATTGGATTGCAGAAAGAACCTATGATGAGTCTGGTGATTATAGTATAGAACCATTTAGAATGAATCTATTTAATTCATTAAATGATAATTTTGGAAATGGTGGATTATTTTTTGAAAATGAAAGAACAGATCAAGAAAATGTACCATCAGATGATTTAATGTGCTTAAAAATATCTGCAGGTGAAGCATATGTGAGAGGATATGATGTTGAGAAAACAGGAACAACAATTATAGATGTTGATAAACCAAGAGATGTTGGTATTAGAAGTGATATTGGTGTTGGTTTTGAGATGGGAAATATTTTAAAGTTAAACAATGTCACAAAAGGTATTATAGGTCAAGGAGATGTAATAAAATTATTCCATAACTTTGATTCTTCTGGAACACCTATTGGTAGTGCACGAGTTTATGCGTTTAATTTGGAGGACGCTCCTTATTCATCTGAAGATGGATCTACAAGATGGGAACTGAGATTATTTGATGCTCAAACACATACAGATTTAGTTTTAAATCAACCAATAAGTAATACTCAGTTACCAAAAGGTTCATTTGTAAAGGGAAAGAATAGTGGAGCAAGTGGATTTGCTGTTGGTGCAGGTGGTAATTCAACATTAATTGAATTAAATGAAACTTCAGGATCATTTAATGTTGGTGAACAGATACAAATAAATGGTGTTGATTTCCCAAGAACGATTGGAATTATAACTGCATATACAGCACAAGATATTAAATCTGTAGGTGATGGTGCTAAATTTAAAGCAGATGCCGTATTAGAGAGATTCAGACTGCCAAATAACATAGTTAATGTAGTTATTGATGGTGCTACTGTTACCGCACCAGGTAACGTATTTACAGGCATGAAGGTTGGATCTGTTGTTAGATATGCAAAACCAGGATTTAGCACAGAAACTTATAATAAAGTTGCATCTGTTGGTGCTGGTGGAACTAATTTAACACTTGAAAGAATATCCACAGGAGTTGCTGGTGTATATGAGGGTGAACTCGTTGCTGGAGATTCAATATCAGTTCCAATGTTTATTGGTGCACCATTTATTACTGGATCTGGAACTTTATACGCACCATTACCAAATGGTAATGTATCAGATATTGATTTATCAGATTCTACATTAAAAATTACAAAACAAGTTGCTGAAGATGCAGGTAGTGGACAGCTAACAATCAATGTAAATTCTACTTCTCCTTTAAGTGATATACCTGATATAATATTTGAGACTTTTGATCAAGAAAGATATTCTTTATTTACAACGGCTAGTGGTGCTCCTCTCACAATTACAAACGACGCATTCGAATATGGTAGTGAGGAAATTAGTATCAATGACATTGCTGTTAATGATAATAAAACAATAAATGTAACTCTTACTAAAACAAAAATAAGATCAAAATTAAAAACTTATAATCGAAGTCAAAAATTAAATGTAACCAGATCAAAACTTGCACAATCAGGTAGTGTTGCAGGAGGAAATGGTGGATCAATTGCTGATGGACTTACATTTGATGCCAGATATGGTTTAAGAGTGCAAGATGAGGAAATATCTTTAAATTATCCAGATGTTGTCAAGTTTCTAGCAGTTTATGAGTCTACAAACACATCTGCACCAGTATTAGATAAATTAACCTTTACAAGCACTGTTGCTGTACAGACTAATGCAATCATTGGTGAAAATATAATAAGCAAGGACACTGGTGTTATCGCAAGAGTAGTATCCTCACCCTCTAACAACATATTAGAAATTGTATACTTAACATCAGGGAAATTCCAAGCAGGTGAATCAGTCGAATTTGATGAATCAAATATAAAAACAACTATCGAATCAATTACAATCGGAAATTATAAAGATATAACAAATTCATTTACTTTAGATAAAGGTCAAAAAGATCAGTATTATGATTATTCTAAATTAGTCCGTAATCGAAATGTTCCAGAACCAAGTGCTCAGTTATTAGTTGTATTTGATTATTATTCTGTTGCTTCTGATGATGGTGATGTATTCACAGTATTAAGTTATGATGAAGAAAGATTTTCAAATGATATACCATACATCGGTGCATTTGGTATAAGAGCAACCGATACACTTGATTTCAGACCAAGAGTTTCAGTATATGATCCCTCTTCCAATACAGGTTCACCTTTTGAATTTTCTGCAAGAGATTTCAGTGGAAATGCAGTTTTACGTTATCTAACTCCAAATGAAAGTTCTATAGTTGACTTTAAACATTACCTACCAAGAGTAGATAAAGTTTATCTTAATAAATTTGGTGAATTTATCTACGAAAAAGGGGTTTCAAGTTTAGATCCAAAGGCACCAACTAAAACTGGTGAATTAATGCAGTTGGCAACAATTACATTACCATCTTACTTGTATAATACTCAAGATGCAATTTTGAGTCTTGTTGATAATCGAAGATTTACAATGAGAGATATTGGTGATATTGAAGATAGAGTTTCAAATTTAGAAGAAACTACCACATTATCTCTTTTAGAGGTGAGTGCTCAAACTTTACAAATTCAAGACGAAGAAGGTAGAAATAGATTTAAAAGTGGATTATTTGCAGACTCATTTAGAAATTATTCATTCATAAATCGAGATCAATCATTGATACAAATAAATCCCAATGCACAAGAACTAATAGCACCTAGAGCAAGGAATACTCTAGCATCTAAAATCACACCAGCACAAAATATCATTAGTTCAGAGTTGGATTTTAATGAAGATTTTGAATTATTCGATTCAAATGTTAAAAAAACAGGAAACATAGTTACATTAAACTATGATGAAGTTGAATGGATTAGTCAACCATATGCAACAGAAACCATAAATGTTAACCCTTATGAATTACCTGTGCTTTTTGGTGAAGTAGAATTAGATCCTCAAAGTGATATATGGACTAGAACTGTACAACTTGAAGATAAAACTATTCGACAAACAGGTGTTGATAAAACTCTAGCGTTCTTTGATGATCGAGTAAATCAAAGTGCCTTAAAGGGAATTAAAAGTTTTGATCAAGCTAATCATTTCAATCTTGTCTATAATGGAACAATAAATCGTAACAGATACTCAAATAATGCTCAAAGACAAAGAGAAAAAATAATGAAGGCGGGACAATTTATGCAGCAACTTGATGCAGACGGAATAGCTAGAAACAAGTACGTACAAGACCAAAAAGTTTTTTCAAACACTCGAATTTTAAGTAATCAAAATCTTTTAGTTGGATCAAGTAATGATGATTTTGTTAGATCTCGAAATATTCAATTTATATCTGAAGGATTTTTAGACTTTGTACAGACATACTTATTCTTTGATGGTCTAAAGATATCAGATATAATTCCAAAATTACTTGAAATAACACCAACAAAAAATGGTTCTGTGTCTGGATCAAATGGTGCATTTAAAATTGGAGAAGAGGTTCATGCTCTCAATGCAGAGGGTGATGTAATCATGAAATTTAGATTATGTCAACCAAATCATAAATCAGGAAAATATAATAATCCATCAGAAACTTATTTTAATAATCCTTACACTTCAGGTTTAACTGAAATATCATCAGATTATAGTCAATCATCAACAGTCTTAAATGTTGATACAAAAGCATTATCTGAAGAAGCACAGGGTAAATATTTTGGATATGTCGAAAAAAATTCTCAATTAGTTGGACAGGAAAGTAACGCTACTGCATATGTAAAAGACCTAAGATTAATTACTGATGCTTTTGGTGATATAATTGGATCATGTTTTATTCGAGATCCTCTCAATCAACCAGCACCTCCTGTTAAGATACAAGCAGGTCTTACAAACTTTAAACTTACTACAAGTCCAACAAATGAAAATGTAGAACCAACACAGAAATTTGGACTTGTAACTGCCGAGACAGAATACAATGCTGTTGGTACAAATGAAGTATGGCAACAAACACAAGTTGAAGTTGAAGATAAAGTTACAATTCAATTAAGAAGACCAAGGAAAAAACATTATGATCCCCTTGCACAAACATTTGTTGTAGGTGGTAATGTTATAGAGGCAAATGATGCAAGAGATTCAAATAAAGATTTAAATGGTGTTTTCATAACTGCAGTTGAAGTTTACTTTGCAACGGTAGATACTGTGGCAAATGCTCCAATAAGATGTGAAATAAGATCAACTGTTGCAGATGCAAGACCATCATTCGAGGTTATAGGAAGAAGTAAGACTCTTAGACCAAAGGGTACTGATGCAAATGGAAATGAAATTACATTAATTGAAGCAGATCCAGACCAGGCAAGTAAAGCAACTAAATTTACTTTCCCCGAACCAATTTATTTGGATTCTGGTAAATCTTATTCTTTTGTATTACTCGCACCAAGAAGTGTTGCTTATAATGTCTGGACAGGAAGACATGGTAGTGTTGCTGTAAACCCAGCTACAATTCAAGGAGCAGATCCTGGTTCTTCATTAATTTATTCAACACAGTATGGTGCAGGTGCCTTATTTAAGTCACAAAATGGTGCTCTCTGGACAGAGGATCAACATCAAGATATGACCTTTAAGTTATATAAAGCTAAATTTACATCAAAATCAGGTTCAGTATTCTTTAATAACCCTGATTTGGATGAAAGTAATGGTTATGGAACTGGATTAGTAAACAATCCTCTCTTCACACTGTCAAAAACAGGGTCAATTGGTATAACTACAAACAAAGATGTAACTATTGTTAGTAAACTTACACCAGGTAGAAAAATTCATGGAGGTTTATCAAAAAGCACTGCGGTAATTACGGGTGTTGGATGTTCTGCACTAACAGTTGGTATTACTACAGGTGGAACAAATTACTCGACAACTGCTTCTGATACTAACAATGTGGATACATTTGCTATCACTGGTAAGGGTTCTGGACTCAAATTAGATTTGACTGTTAATACCAATGGTATCATCAGTGGAATTGGTGCAACTATTGCAAGAGGAAGTGGGTATCAGGTTGGAGACGTTGTTGGTATTGTCACAAGTAGTGCTGATAATCAAGGAAGTGGTGCAGAAATAACAATCACAAGTATAGATGGTATTGATACATTATTCTTAACAAATATACAGGCAGATAATACATCAAATGGATTCCAAAATGGCGTTGAAATTACATATTTTGATGATGATGGAACTCCTGTGGCAATAGGTGCTACTGGTGAGATATTATCTCGAAATTATGATGGTGGATTACATGCAGGTAATGTAATGTTTGTTGATCAATTTAATCATGGAATGTACTCTACATCAAATAAAGTAAAATTAAGTGATATTGAGTCTGATGTGGAACCAACTGTAATAACCGCAGATTTGAGTAAAACAGAAACATCCGTCATCAGTGTTGCATCAACATCTCAATTTACCAATTTTGAGGGAATAGCAGTGAGTGCTGGAAACACTGGATATGTTAAAGTAGGTGGTGAAATTATAGGGTATGAAAGTGTTGGGGTAGGTGAATTGTTAATCGGTAGTGGTCAGAGGGGTGTTGATAGTACAATAGTAATTGATCACTCATTAAATTCTGTTATCAAAAAACATGAAATTTCTGGAGTATCAATAAGAAGATTGGAGACAACTGATACAACAGGTCTTTCAGTAACTACTCCTATAGATCTTGATGATTATCACGTAACTTTTGATAGGTCAACTAATGGAAAGAAAAGAGATCTTGATACTTCCGAAGGTCCTCAACTATCATTTAATAGTGATGCATTTTTAGGTGGATCAAACGTAAAAGCAACTCAGAATATACTGTATAGTGCTTTAGTTCCAAGATATGATGTATTAACTCCAACTGGTGTGAATGGTGCTGTAACAGGCATAAAGGCATCAATCAGAAGTGTTTCTGGTACAAGTGTAAGTGGAAACGAAATATCATTCGTAGATGAAGGATTTGAAGATGTTCAAATTAATAGTATTAATTCATTTGATAAAGTTAAATTGGTGGCATCTGAATTAAATGAAAACCAATACTTAACCAATCTACCATCAAATAAATCATTCACAACTATTCTTAATCTAACTACAAATGATGAAAATATATCTCCTGTAGTTAGATTAACCAGTGGTTCTGAAACTGAGTTTATAAGTCATAGATTAAATAGACCAATTGGGTTAGAAAATTATGACACTGATGGTCGTGTAAATTCACTTACTGACGATCCTCACTATGCAATTTATGTTTCAAACTCAGTTTCATTAAACAAACCAGCCACCTCATTAAAAGTATTGTTGAGTGCATTTAGATCTCAATCCTCAGACTTTAGAGTTCTCTATAGTTTAGATAGGTCAGATTCAAGTGAAATAGAACAATCATTTGAACTATTTCCTGGTTTTAAAAACACAACCAAAACGGATAATGATGGTTTTATTGTAACTGATGAATCAAAAAATGATGGTAGACCTGATACAATAGTCACACCAAGTGAAAGCAATCAATTTAAGGATTATCAATTTACTGTTGACAATTTGCCTGAATTTACAGGATTTACCATAAAAATTGTAATGTTAGGAACGAATCAGGCTCAACCACCTAGAATTAAAGACTTAAGAGCAATCGCAGTTAGATGATTAAAGTAGAAGGTCACTCTCACTTATACAGAGATGAAACATCTGGAGCAATTATAAATTGTGATGATAGTGGTTATGATCAGTATATAAAATCTTTAAATTATAGAAAAAATCAAAAAGAAGAGTTGAATAATATGAAAAAGGAACTTGATGAAATCAAGTCTTTACTTAAAATTTTAGTGGAGGGTAAAAATAACTCATAAATATAATTAGAAAATACTATTGAAATAGATGTCTGCCGTATATGTTTCAAATTTAATAATAAACACAGGAGCAACTTTTAGTCAATCTTTTGATTTACTAAATTCTGAGAGTTCTGGTCCTTTGGATTTGGATGGATTTACTGTTGCATCACAATTTAGAAAACATGCAGGTAGTAGCACAAAAACTGATTTTACAACCGCAATAACAGATGCTGCAAATGGTCAAATATCCATTAGTCTAACATCTACACAAACTGCTGCCATATCAAAACCAGGACGTTATGTTTATGATGTTGTGATAGACAGTGGAACTGTAAAAACTAGAGTAATTGAGGGTTCAGTTCTTGTTAGGGAGGGAGTGACGAAATAATGGCTGTAAAAGTAAGAGTTGAACAATCACCATTAAAAGTTAGAGTTGGTCAGGCAGATGCGATAAAAATATTATCCAGTGCACCCATTGGATCTCAAACAGTTAAAAATGTTGTAGGTGGAATCGCTGATGTTACTGCGTTAAATGTATCTGGTGTCTCAACATTTGCTGGTAATATTAATCCAAATGGGAATATTATAGGTGATAGTGCGACAAATATTTTAGGTATAAGTTCCGTAACCGCAACATCATTTTTTGGTGATGGTTCTGGATTAACTAATACTGGTGCAACAATAAGTGCAGCATCTGGATCTCAAAGATTAGTTTTAACAAGTCTAACATCAGGTGTTATGGTAAGTGCTGCAACTGATGCAGATTTGTCTTTCAATGCTACAAGTAATTTATTAAGTTCAGGAAATCTAAATATCACAGGCACCGCAACGGCAAACACTATGAATGTGACTGGAACACTTACCGCTGGATTAATCGATGGAGGCTCATTCTGATGGCAAAACCAAGCACTAGACAAGGACTTATTGATTACTGTTTTCGAAAATTAGGTGCGCCAGTTTTAGAAGTAAACGTAGATGACGATCAAGTAGATGATTTAGTTGATGATACTATTCAATATTTTCAAGAAAGAAATTATGAAGGTGTTGAAAGAATGTATTTGAAATATAAAATCACTCAAGATGATATTGATAGAGGAAAAGCATCGGGAACTTCTGGAGTTGGAATTGTAACTACCACAGGAACTTCTACAAATATAAGTGGTTTGGGAACTGTTACATCAAACTTTTATGAAACATCTAATTTTATCCAAGTTCCAGATTCAGTTATTGGTGTGGAAAAGATATTTAAGTTTGATACAAGTTCCATTTCAGGTGGAATGTTTAGTATTAAATATCAATTATTTTTAAATGATCTTTATTATTTTAATTCAGTAAATCTTCTTCAATATTCAATGACTAAAAGATATCTTGAGGATATTGATTTTTTACTCACAACTGATAAGCAAATAAGATTTAATAAAAGACAAGACCGATTATATCTTGATATTGATTGGGCTTCACAAGAAGTAGATACATTTATTGTTCTTGACTGTTATCGTGCTCTAGATCCTGATTCATTCACACAAATATATAATGATCCATTTGTAAAATTATATCTTACCGCACTTATTAAAAGGCAGTGGGGACAAAATCTCATAAAATTCCAAGGTGTTAAATTGCCTGGTGGATTGGAATTAAATGGAAGACAGATATATGATGATGCGGAAAGAGAAATGGAAATGATAAGAGAGAGAATAGTAAGAGAATATGAGATGCCTCCTCTTGACTTTATTGGGTGATGACTAATGGCACTAAATCCCTTTTTTCTACAAGGATCGCAAAGTGAGCAGAGACTTGTTCAAGATTTAATTAATGAACAATTAAAAATTTATGGTGTAGAGGTTATATATTTACCCCGTAGAATTGTAAATAAAGATAGTATTTTTACAGAAATACAATCATCAAAATTTAGTGATAATTTTGCAATTGAAGCCTACGTCAATACATTTGACGGATATGGTGGAGCTGGTGATATAATGACTAAATTTGGAATGAGTTTAAAGGATGAACTGATTGTTACAATATCAAAAGAGAGATTTGAAGATTTTATTTCACCATTTTTACAAGGATTACCTGAAAGTGAAATAGAAGTTGCAACTAGACCTAGTGAGGGTGATTTAATATTTTTCCCTCTAGGCAAAAGAATTTTTGAAATTAAATTTGTAGAGCATGAAAAACCATTTTACCAGTTAGGTAAAAATTATGTTTATGAACTTAGATGTGAACTCTTCGAACTTGAAGATGAAATAGGTGGTTGGGATCAACTCAGCACAACCACTGAAGCAATTGATGATGTTCTTGTAGATCAAGGATATATTACATCACTCAAACTTATATCTGTAGGATCAACAGCAACTTTAGGTGTTACAACTACAACTGGATATATTCGTAAAATATTCCTCAATGATGATGGATATGATTATACTAAAATTCCTACAATTTCAATTGAACCTGCACCAGCTGGTGGAACAAACGCCACTGCCGTTGCAATAACATCATCGATCAGTGGATCGGATTCAGTAAAAGAAATATTATTAACCAATCCTGGTGCTGGATATACTGTGACTCCAAAAGTTACAATTGTGAGTGCTACATCAACGATTCTTGGTATTGGTTCCACATCTTATGGTGTTGGTGCTGCAGCAACAGCATTATTAGTTACAGATGGTGCTGGTATTGGTACTGTAACACTAACTTCACCTGGTAGCGGATATCCTACTGCACCTACTTTATTCTTTACCACCCCTACTTCTGGAGTTGGAACTGCCACAGGTAGAGTTTTAGTAAGTGCTGCAAATACAGTTACACAAGTTCTTATATCTGATGCAGGTATAGGTTACACTTCTGGAACAGGAATCGCAACAGTTTCTCCACCTCCAGTAATAACTGGTATTGGAACCTTCCAATTTAATGAACTTGTTACTGGATCACGTTCAGGTGCACAAGGTAGAGTTAAATCATGGAATACTACTACAAATGAATTAAAATTAGGCACTACGAACGGAACTTTTGTAGCAGGTGATATAGTTGTAGGAGCAGCATCTTCTGCAAGTTATACTGTCGATTTCATTGAGTCGGCAGAATTTGCTGATAAATATGATAAAGGTGAGGAAATCGAAACAGAAGCAGATGCAATTATTGATTTCTCAGAGAACAATCCATTTGGTACATTTTAATGTTAGGGACTTATTACTATCACGAAATAATTAGAAAGACAATTGTTTCTTTTGGAACATTATTTAATGCGATTAATATACGTCATGATGATTCTACAGGAAATACTTATAGTGAATTAAAAGTTCCATTAGCATACGGACCTTCACAAAAATTTCTGGCAAGACTCGAACAACAGGCAGATTTAAATAAACCAGTAGGTATCACTCTTCCTCGAATGTCATTTGAGATGAATAGTGTAAGTTATGATTCATCCCGTAAAACTGGAGTTACTCAAACATTTAAAGCATCTGACGGAAATAATGTAAAAAAAGTTTTCATGCCAGTTCCATATAATATTGGATTCGAATTAAATATACTTACTAAATTAAATGATGATGCTCTACAAATTATTGAACAGATATTACCATATTTTCAACCATCATTTAATCTTACAGTTGATTTAGTTAAATCTATTGGAGAAAAAAGAGATATACCAGTCGTTTTAGATAGTATTAATTTTCAAGATGACTATGAAGGTGATTTTTCTACAAGGAGAGCATTAATATATACACTAGGATTTACAGCAAAAACGTATCTCTTTGGTCCTGTTGCAGAATCTTCTGAGGGTCTCATTAAGAAAGTTCAAGTTGATTATAGTGCAAATACTGATACTAGAAATGCAAAACGTGAAATGAGATACACAGTGACTCCAGATCCTGTTGATGCAGGTCCTGATGATGATTTCGGATTTAGTGAAACTACTTCTTTCTTCTCAGATTCCAAATCTTATAGTCCTACAAGACAAACTGACATCTAATGGATAATTATAAATCTATTAATAAAGCTCTAAATATCAACTCTGAGGTTGTGCCTACACCTGAAGAACTTGTTTCTAAAAAAGGTCAACTTAAAAAAGTTGAGGGTCAGGATATAGGAAAAGATTATGATTATACAAGGGGTAATTTATATTCTTTAATCGAAAAAGGACAAGAAGCAATCAATGGTATTATGGAAGTTGCAGGTGAAACTGCAAGTCCAAGAGCATATGAAGTTGCAGGTCAATTAATAAAATCAGTGGCGGACACAACTGACAAGTTGATGGATCTACAGAAAAAAGTCAAAGAAGTTGAAGAAGATAGTAATAAAACTACAAATAATGTTACTAACAATGCCTTGTTTGTTGGATCAACATCTGAGTTATCAAAAATGCTGAAACAAGGAATTCTAAATAATAAAGAGGCATCGAATCCTAAGAATGAAAAAGTGTAAATCTGGATACTATTATTGCTACACTGATAAGAAGTGTAAACCAATTCCTTCGGGATATCGTATTGGTTTTGGTGGTTACTTAAGATCGGAAAAAAGTAATGGAAAGTCTAATGGTAATGGTAACGGAAATGGTAATGGTAATGGCAATGGTAATGGTGGTAATGGGAACGGTGGATCTAATGGAGGTGGAAATGGAGGAGGAATGAGTGAAGGATCATTACATAAATGGTTTAAAGGTTCTAAATCCAAAGATGGAAAAGGTGGTTGGGTGAATGTAGTCACAGGTGGAACCTGTGCAAGTGACGAACCTGGTGAAGGAACTCCTAAATGTGTCTCCTCTGCAAAAAGAGCAAGTATGACGAAGGCAGAAAGATTATCTGCTGCACGTCGTAAGAAAAAAGCAGATCCTAATCAACAACAAAAATCTGGTGCTGCAAAACCAACATACGTATCAACTGATAGTCCAAGGAAAAAGAAAATGAAAAAAG